AAAGAAGGACGCAAGCAGAACTAGATGGTTTATTAAAGTTTGTTTTAGGTCTTACTTTAGGAGCAATTTTATTCTTTACAACAATGGGTATTTTATATGCCCTCGTTTTTGTTGAGCAACCATTAAACGGTCAATCCGAAAACGACAAAATGTTTTTTAATGTTCTTGGTAGCGTAGCAACATTTATTACTGGAACACTTGCAGGTATTTTAATTGGTCAATCTGGTGCAAAAGATATTATGGATGCACAGTTGTCTAACAAGGAAATAGATTCTAAAAATACGTTAGCAGATAAAAAACTTGAATCAGAAATTGATGAAGCAAAAGCACGGAGACTAAACAAGCCTGATGGCGCAATGCCAGAGGAACAACCTGTTGATGCAAACTGGGATAAATAATGGCGGAGCAAGGTACAGCAGCACGTCTTATTGAAGTTGCTACTGCAGAAATAGGAACTGTTGAAGGTCCTAAAGATAACGAAACCAAATATGGTAAGTTTACTAAAGCAGATTTTCAACCATGGTGTGGATCATTTGTTAATTGGTGTGGCAATGAGGCTGGAGTAAAGATTCCAAATACCGTTTACACTCCTGGTGGTGCACAAGCATTTAAAAAAGCAAACGCATGGATTGATGGTGATTTAGCAGATCCAGAACCAGGCGACATTGCATACTTTGATTTCCCATCTGACGGGGTAGACAGAATTAGCCACGTAGCAATAGTGGTAGCAGACAACGGAGATGGAACAGTCTGGTGTGTTGAAGGAAATACTTCAGGAGATCCTAAAGGTAGTCAACGTAATGGTGGAGAGGTTTGTAAAAAACTTCGTGCCTTTAAGAAAAATAAAAAAGGTATTATGGTTTCAATTGTAGGGTTTGGTAGACCCAAGTTTGGTGCTGCCCCTGCAGTAAAAAAATCACAAAATAAAGTAAAAACATGCTCAGAATGTGGTCAAAATATTAAATAAGGGTGTTTGACTAAGCAATAATGCTTTGATATAATTAAAGTTATACTCTGAGGGGACTGTCATGACCGTACTTGCTGTTGTGCGTGATCAATTAACTAATAAAATATATATGGCTGGTGATCGTGGTGCCTCAGATGATAATACAATTCTTCCATTAACATCTCCGAAGGTTTGGAAACTTGGTCCATATTTGCTTGGATATGCAGGAGCATTAGATGGAGAACGTATTAGATATAATTTTAATCCATATGTTCCAGATATAAAAGATTTAGATAAATTTATGCAAACTAAGTTTATCAAACAACTTAGAAATTTTTATGAAGACTGGTGGGTAGATACGACTAAAGAAGGCGATTTAGGTCTTATTATTTGTATTAAAGGTCAAATATATGAACACAATGCTATTGACATGTCTCTGTCAAAATATAATTTAGATTATTTAGCAATGGGTTCAGGAGCAGAATACGCTTACGGTTATTTATCGGCTACAGAAAAATCTAAAAACCCTCGTAATCGTGTTGTGGGGGCGATAAATTCAGCAATAAAATTTAGCCCTACTTGCATGGGTCCAGTTGATGTTGTAAGTATATGATAATTAATCAAAACAATAACCTTGTAGTACCAGAAAAAACTATTGCATTTTTCCCAATTATTGCAGAAAATGAAGAAAATCAATTTGATTTAAACAATATTGAATTATTTTTAAAACCACTTAACACAACACATAAAAGAGAATGGTTTAATTCACATTTTTATAAATGCCTGCCTTTGTCAATTGGAAACATGCAAGGTTTTGTTTTTAGTTTGCCATATACAATAAGTGTTTTATGGAACGGTGGAAAAAATATTGAAGATGTTTTAATACAGTTTGATAATGATTTTAAAATTAATAATTTTATAACCCCCACTTCAGAGTTTGGCAATGGAATATTAACTATTCACTATCCACTAACATTTAAGACACCTCCAGGAGTTAACTTAATGACAATTGCACCGCCAAACTTTCCACTACTTGGGCTAAGCCCAATGACTGGCGTAATAGAGTCTGATAATGTTAGATTTACTTTTTCATTAAATATAAAAATAGATCTAATAGATACAAAAATAATAATAAAAGCAAATACACCATTAATTGGAATGATACCAATTCCAAGGTATTATTGTGATTCTTTTGAATTAAAAAGTGCATATGATATTTTTGATAAAGAAGTTGTTGAAGAAGAAAGAAAAGTTATTCAAAAACATTTTCAAATAAGAAAAAAAAATAATGATGAAATTAAAATTGATAAAACAAAAAAATATAATGCTGATAAAATTTATTATTTAGGAAAAGACGCAGATAATAATATTTTTAAAGATCATCAGTTGCCCAAAAAAAACAAAGGTTGACTTATATCCTTGATTGTTATATACTTTATATATGGCAAACTTTGACGATATTTTAAAAGATTTACAAGACGAATCATCAAACCTTGATGAGTTTGAAATTTGGTTAGCAAATGGAATTGAGCGGGGATGGATTACAGAACCATTTTGTAATACTCATGAAGGAGATCCTTATATGAGTGAAGAAGAAGCACAGGAGTGGGAAGAAGGCGGAGACCCATGCCAAGTAGTAGTTAAAATAAAAAATAATTAATTAAAAGGATAATATGAAAAAAATAATTTCAGTCTTAATAATAAGTGGTTTGTTTTTTATTCAACAAGATATTCCAGCAAATGCTTACGCAAAGACTGGAACCAAATGCACAAAAATAGGTATTAAATCAGTAGTAGGAAATAAAACCTACACCTGCACTAAATCAGGCAAGAAGTTGGTTTGGAATAAAGGAGTTGTTAGATTAACTACACCTTCAGCCATACCGACTGCTGCCCCTGTAGAAATTCCAGTTTCTATAGATAACTTGGATTTAAAGTTAGTTCCAGTCAAGGCTTTTGAAAATATAAGAAATGAAATTAAGTCAAGACCAAGAGCAAATATTTCACCGACAATAATTTCCAGTCCTTTAGTAAATAAAGAAAGAATAGAACAAGAGGTTTATGGTTTAAATAGAACCATAGATTTATGGGCGCCATATTACCAACCTGATAAATTTCAAGTTGTTTATGTTGTAGGTGGTGATGAGGATTGGCTAGAAACTAAATCATCTGAACTAGGTTTAAACTCCATGGTTCCGCCAGGCCAAACTTGGAGCATGCGTATGAAAATGTATTCTCCTTGTGCATTTGCAAATGCTGGATCTGGAAATAACGTTCCAACTTTTGTTCAATGTTTGGGCAGGCCATACTCAGGTGGAAATAGACAAACAGGACCCCATGAGTACACACATTTATTTCAACTAAATTATGGTGGATCAAATGGATTTAGAATTCCTTGGTACCTAGAAGGATCAGCAAGTTACTTTGGATGGACTTTAGGATTTTATGCCTATAACCCTGACTATACAGAAAGACAAAATTGGTTAAAATCAATATATTTTAATATGAATAATGAAACAAAAGATGATTTTAAATCAAAAGATATTCAAAAATTTAAAAATAGAATGAAAACTCTTACTCCTTCATCAGATCATTCAGTTGCAAATACTTCTTATTGGGTTGGTGGATTGGCGACTGAGGTGTTGATAGCACTTTATGGATTTGATAAGTTTGTTGAATTTACAAAAAATATCCAGACAAATCCTGATATGTCATCTTTGCTAAAGCAAACTTATGGATTTGACGAAAATTATTTTTATGAAAAACTTGCGCCGTACGTGTGGGCAAACATGTCTAATTAAAATAAAATAATTTTTTATTAGGTCCCCATCGTCTAGTGGCCTAGGACGTCGCCCTTTCACGGCGTTAACACGGGTTCAAATCCCGTTGGGGACGCAAAAGTTTGATATAATAGAGTTGTATCTGCCTATAGGGGATACATTAACTTATTCGCTTGAAAGGGGAATAAAAATGGTAACACAGTTTGCAATGGATCTATTTAATGATCCTTTTTTTATTGGCTTTAACAGAGAGTTAGGCCGTTTAAACACAGCACATAAAACAAATTCACAGTCATACCCTCCATATGATCTTCTTAAACTAGATGAAGATACATATAGACTATCTATTGCAGTGGCAGGGTTTACAAAAGATAACATTGATGTTTCAGTAGATAATGGAACACTCATTATTAAGGGTGAAATTGTTGAAGTAACTGATGCTGAAATTGTTCACAAAGGAATTGCAGGTCGTAAATTTACACGATCATTTGCTCTTGGCGAATACATGGAGGTTACTGGTGCTGACCTAAAGGACGGAATGCTTAATATTAGTATTGATCGCATTGTTCCTGAAGACAAAAAGCCAAAATCTATTGATATTAAAGTTGCTAAAAAATAGTAATTAGTATATAATAGAATAAGAGACCTGGACATGTCTTTGAATAAACTGTCCTTTTATTAGGAGGAAAACTTGGAATCAACTAAAAGAACTTTACTTAAAACATTAAGTTGGGAAACATTTCATCTTGTTGGAGTTGCTGGAGTTATATATATTTTCACTGGAGAGTGGGAATATGCAAGTCTTGGCGCTTTAATTTATATTGGTTGGGAAGCATTTGGATATTTTCTTCATGAAAGAGTTTGGGCTAAGTTTGGAAAGAAAATAAAGTAAATGCCATTGTATGAATATGACTGTATGTCTTGTGCAAAAAGATTTGTTAAAGAAAGATCTATAAAGGACATAGATCCAGGATATAATTGTGAAATTTGTAATAAAAAAATGGTTCGTGTATTTTCAAATTCAGGTGCAATTTTTAGCGGAAGCGGATTTTATTCCACAGACAACAGAAAGTAGCGGTATAATATGAATACAATGATTAAAGATCAAGTTGTAAAAAAAGAATGGATTCTTAGTGCAATTGATCGATGTGATTCTTGTGCAGCAGAAGCACTTGTTAAAATAACTGGATTGCCTGGGGATTTAATGTTTTGTGGACATCATTACAATAAAATTATAGATGACAAAAAAGGTTATGAAAAAATAATGTCATTTATGATTAATATTGTCGATGAACGTGATAAATTAGTTGAAGATAAATCAAAAAGAAAAAATTATTAATGGTTATAACTGATTATAGTAATCCAGAATATCCAAATGCTAGAGTTATAGATAATTTTTTAACTCCAGAAGAAAATAAAAGAATTATTAATAAAATTAAACTACTTAAAGAATCAATATGGGAAAAACAAAATAAAAATAATGAAAAAATGGATGATTATAATAAAATGATTTGGAATGATATGTCCATTGCGTATTCGCAACACTACAATACTCCTGATATGAAAATGATTTCTAATAGACTTGTAAAAGTTTTAGGTGAAAAATTTAAATCAGAAATTCAGTTAGCAGATACAAAAATAACTCGTTGGAGAAAAGGAAGAAGCCAAATACCACATATTGATTTTTTTCACGAAGAAGATGATCATGATTATCAAGATATGCAAAACTATGGATATACTAAAGAAAGGTCTGTAGAATTTGGAAAACTTTTTGATAAATATCATTTTTCTTCTATTTTATATTTAAATGGTCATGACGAATTTGAAGGTGGAGATTTATATTTTCCACAATTTAATAATTTTACTATAGAGCCAAAACCAGGTAGACTTGCAATGTTTGTTGGTGATACTAAACATTTTCATGGAGTAACAGAGGTTACTGATGGAATTAGATATACCGTTGCTTCATTTTATAAAGATGTTAATAGAAAAAATAATAAAGTATAATCATTATTACAACACTTTAGGGAGAAAAATATGTATGAATACTTTGTAAGAGAAGTAAAAAATGTTGTCGATGGAGACACCATTGATGTTATTATTGATTTAGGTTTTGATATTATGTTTGCATCACGAGTTAGACTGGCTGGTATTGATACTCCAGAATCACGCACAACTGATAAGGCTGAAAAAGTTCTTGGTGTTGAGGCTAAAGAATATTTAAAGAAACAACTTAAAGATGCAAAGTCTGTGGTTATTCGTACAGAAAAAATGGATTCATCTGAAAAATATGGTCGTATTCTTGGTTGGGTATATGTCAATGGAGAATCTGAATCATTGAATAATAAAATGATCAATGATGGATATGCATGGGGCTATCTTGGTAATACTAAAATTAAAGACTTTGAGGCATTAAAAAAGGCTAGAGCAAAGTCTGGAAAATGAAACACATATTTTATTTTACAGCAGACTGGTGCGGTCCTTGTAAAAAAGTTCGTCCTATTGTCGAGGAACTAATTAAAGATGGAAATTCATTTCAAATTATAGATGTTGATCTTGAAAAAGAACTTGCTAAAAATTTTGAAATTTCTTCAGTACCAACATTTATATTATTTAAAAATGAAAAATCTATTAAAAGAATTTCTGGAGCACAAACAAAAAATCAACTAGAAAGTTTTATTAATAATGAGTAGAGAAGATGATGAATTGATAGAAACTCTAATACTTAATGGAGGTATTGAGGCAGTTGCGGTTGACGAAGAAAACGGAGAGTTGCTTTATTCCTTTACCCCAAAAATACAAAAATTAATGCCAGATTTATACAAAGAACATATAAACGAGGTAAACTCAAACGTGATGGCTTTATGGGAAAAAGACTTCATAAATGTAGATTTTTTTGCTAAAGATCCCGTTATCACCTTAACAGAAAAGGGTATAAATAAAGAAAATATTGATGAATTATCTAAAGAAGATCGTTGGAATTTGCTTGAAATAATTAGGCTTCTCAAGCGCTAAATAATGATATAATCATTGTATAACCTAGGAGGTTTTATGTCAGTCAACGAAGATAAAGATGTGCCAATCTCAAAATCAATGGTAGCAGAGGGTGACTTTGTTATGTTTGTTCATGAAGATGATGGCATTATGGCTGGTCGTATTGAATATGTTATGACTAATCCTGGTTTACTTGGTCTTCCTGGTTCTGAATACTCAATGGAGTATGCCGAAGATGATAAACCAGTTATTGTTCGTGCTTATAAAGAAGAAGATGGCGCATGGGAAGAACAGGCATATGTTTTTTATCATCGAATGTCAGAAGTTGTAAAGATTGAATCACTATCTGTTTCAGTTGACATGGTTGTAGAAGTGGGATCAAATGGAACTGGAATTCCAACAATGCCATCGCAATCCGATATGGAAAACATGTATGCTGTTCAGGTAAGCAAGTCCTACAATTCAGATAATGAAGATGAAGATAAATGGGACAACATGGAAAAAAGGTGTTGGGTTGGATATGAACAACGTGGTATGAAAGATAAGGGTGGACGCATGGTTCCTAACTGTGTTCCCGTTGGTAAACTAGAGAATATGGAAGATGAAATGCAAAAAGCAAAGAAGCCAAATTACAGTGAAATTATTAAACCAAGAAGCGGTGGAAGCACTCCTTCAAATCCAAAATTATATGCAACAGTTGTACAAGCAGCAAAAGATAAGTTTGATGTATATCCATCTGCAGTTGCTAACTCTTGGGTAGTTCAAGAATATAAACGACGTGGTGGAACCTATAAATCAGAAAAACAAATTACTAAAGGAATTTGGAATGGTGGCATTTTTGATCCAAGGGATTTAATAAAATAATGTCTAAAAAATCTTCAGGATCTTATTTTAAAAATCACGGGTTTAATCCAATGCAAATTAAAGACGGCAGAATTGTTCGTTTAAGAAAAGACGGTAGCGTAAAAGCAGACTTAGGTCCATATAAAACAAAACAAAAAAGGGTGGTAAGTAATGGCTAATAAAGAACAAAAGGGTAATGCTAATACAAAAAAAGAACCAAAAATGACATTAAAAGAAAAGCGTGTTGCTAAACAACAAAAGCGGGACAAGAAGAATGGCTGATACATATACTCCTACTTCTGGCATGAAGGCTGCTGCTAGACGTGCATTAAAGTGGAAAGAAGATGGCAAAGCAACAGGTGCTGGAACTCCAGTAGGTTGGGGTAGAGCAACTGATATTGTAAATGGATCAGCAATGTCTCTTAGTACTGTTAAAAGAATGTTCTCTTTTTTTTCCCGTCACGAAGTAGATAAAAAAGGAAAAGGTTTTTACGATGGTCCAGAGTTCCCATCTAATGGAAGAATTATGTGGGATGCTTGGGGTGGAGATGCAGGATTTTCGTGGAGTCGTGCAATTGTAGAAAGAGAAAAAAGGCAGGTTGAAAAGGTTTGGGCAGGCAGTCCATTTAGTTTAAAAAAGGGGTAAATAGTGCAGGAGTTAATAATATTAGTATTTACATTGACTTTTGCTTGGTTTATATTTAAAATAAATAAAAAAAATAAAAAAAATTCTTATTCTAAATTAATATATAGGCAAAGTGATATGCACCAAATATTAAAATTATTTTTTTCTGCAAGCCCAATAGATAATCCAAAACCTCTCTCACAGTTGACAAAACGGAAAGAAAAGGATACAATTAAAGTTATTGTTTTAGAAAACAATGCATATTGGGTATCTGATAATATTTTTTATATTGCAGAAGCAGTAAATGGTGAAATACAGCATCATACTGCTAAACCAATAGATACAAATGTTTTATCAGAAAAAGATTTAAAAAAAATGCTTTTTATATTAGACAAACTAAAGGATGAAAAAAATGATAGTGGCAGTTCAGGGAGACAGCAGTTTTAATGACTATGGAGTTTTTATTCGCTCTATGGGTGTTGCTATGTCAGTTATGAATAAAGATGATAAAGAGTTTATAGTTTATTCATCTGGACCTACTAAAGTAAATTCTTTTGTTTCTGAATTTTGTAATTTATCAGAAAGAGGAATGAAATCAAGAGGTAAAAAAATTAAATTTTATAAAGTTGCTCCAACATGGATGAAAGAAAATTTAGATAAAATTAATTATTTTGCTTTTTTGGGAAGTCCTAATGAAAAAAATTCAAGATTATTTTCAGAAGCAGAGTTAAAAAATATAGAAGTTGGCATATTCAGATACTAGGGAGACACATGTTAATTAAAAGTTTAAACACAATGGAAAAAATTGTTGCTAAAAATAAAAATTTAATTTGGAATGGTTGGGATATTTTTGATTTAAAAGAATCTGATATTGCAAAAACATCTCCAGTTGGAATTAGAATAAAAGACAAATGGTACTTACATAAAGTTTATTCGCCAAACCGTAATGGATGGAATATTCCAAATAAGTATAAAGATTAAAAGATGAAGCAACATTTATGGAAAGATGAGGCTTCTTGTTTAAGTCTTGAAAATAATCTTTATTTTGATAAATATGAAGACAATGTAAGTCTTCGTAATGGTGTAGACAAGATATGTATGCAGTGCCCAGTTAGAAAGGTTTGTTTTGCTAACGGAATATCTGGAAAAGAGTGGGGTGTTTGGGGTGGAGTATACTTAGAGGATGGAAAAATTTCACGAGAGTTTAATAATCATAGATCTAAAGAAGACTGGTCAATGACTTGGCAATCTTTAACAATGGAGAAATAAAATGATTATACAAATTATTGGTTTACCTGGTTCTGGCAAGACGGAACTAGCAAAAGCGCTTAAAGATCGTATTAATGCTATTCATCTTAATGCAGATGAAGTTCGTGCAACAGTTAATTCTGACTTAGGGTTTACCCCTGAAGATAGAATTGAGCAGGCCCGCCGTATGGGTGAGATGGCAAGACTAATTGCTAAACAAGGTGTAGCGCCAGTAATTGTTGACTTTGTATGCCCAACAGACTTGACTCGTGTAGCATTTGGTAAGCCAGATATCTTGGTATTTGTTGATACTATTGCAGAGGGTCGCTTTGAGGACACAAATAAGATGTTTGAGCGTCCAACAGATTTTGATGTGGCATTTATTAGTCACAACCTTGATGCAAACGCAAAAGCATCTCATATCATTCAGAAGTTTAACCTTCACGATTGGTCTGCACCTACAACCCTTATGCTGGGTAGATATCAGCCTTGGCACGAAGGCCACCATGCCCTTTACAAAGAAGCGGGCAAGAGAACAGACCAAGTTTTATTGGGAGTACGTAATACCTATAACACAAGCGAGAAAGATCCACTTACCTTTGACCAAGTAAAGGAGTACATTGCTAAAGATGAATTTATGTATGGCTCAATGGTATTGAGACTGCCCAACATTACCAACATTGTTTATGGTCGTGATGTTGGATATAAGATTGAACAAGTAGATTTGGGGGCAGATATTCATTCTATCTCTGCCACGCAAAAACGTAAGGAGATGGGTATATGAATATTTTAGAAATAATTTCTTTATTTATATTTGGATCATTTCTTTTTTATTTTGTATATAAATATGGTGGATATGGTGACGGTAAATGACAGTAACAAGAGCAAGATCGTTTACTAAGGCATTAAGTTACCGTATTTGGGGAACACTTTCTTCTGTTGCAGTTGCTTATGTTATAACAAAGAACGCTTCACTTTCTGTAACAATTGCGTTTTGGGAAACGGTAGTTAAAATATTTATCTACTACGCACACGAACGTGGGTGGAACTATATTCAATGGGGTAGAAAATAATGTATACAAACGAAATGCGTAGGGCTGTGCATTCAATTACACCGCCTAAAGGATTTGGTATAGAGATTATTGACAATAAACACTTCCTTACTGTAAAATTAGATGAACATAAATTTTTAAAAATGTTACATGATGAAAAAATAGAAGCACTAAAGTATGTTGTTCAAATAAAAAAGGCTTTGGAAATAAATGGAGCAATTGTGTTAGTTACAAGAGAGGCAGTAAAATGATAAAGCAGATTGGTCTGTTTTTTATTTGTAAAATTAAATCACATAATCTTGTTGACGCTGGCTCTTGTCCATTTACTGGTAAAAGTTATTTAGCCTGTTTAAGATGTGGAGGAACAATAACAAAATGAAAAAGAAAACAAAAATAACAATACTAATAGTTTTATCTTTTTTAACTGCCGTATCACTTTGGACAGCAGCAAATTTTAAAAAAATCTCTGACTTAGATATTTTTGATATAGAAAATGATTAGGTCAAGGATATACGCAAACCCCGCAACAAGGGCTATAAAGGCTAATTACAGGCTTGTTTGGAGCATGTTTTGGGGTAGCGTAAAGGCCCAGAGTAGAGTACAATAGATACTATGGAGACGATGTTTTTAATATTTTTTGCTACCCTGTTGCTTTCTTTTGGCATAGCCTATTGGTCAGTTTTTGACAAATTAAAAAAGTCTAATCTTTTGGCAGCAGAATTATTTATAAAAAACAGGGCACTTGAAGAGATAGCATTACAAATAAATACTAGTACAAGCCTTTCAGATGAAGTAGTACATAAAGAAAATTTTATTAAATTCTTGTCAGACTCAAGAGATTGGGCATTTGAATATATTGAAGCATCTCAAAAAACAATTAAAGAGGTTTCAGAAGAGTTAAAGGATAAAGGTTTAAATGATTACTCAGAAAAACTTATGCAACTACTTCCAGAAAATATAACAAAGGATTAAACAATGAAAGAAATATTATTTTCTATAATAACAGGTTTTGGATGCTGTGTTGTGTTTGCAGCATTCAAATTGCCAGTTCCAGCACCACCAGTTTTTGCGGGAGTCGCAGGAATTATTGGTTTATGGATTGGCTTTACAACAATAACACAAATTATATCCTAGGAGGAATAATGAATAACATACTAAACGATAAATCAAAGGCAATGCTAGCATCATACGGACGATCTGTACTTGGTTCAGTAATTGCACTTTACATGGCTGGCGTAACAGATCCAAAGGATCTTTGGGCTGCATTAGTTGCTGCTCTTGCACCAGTTGCATTAAGAGCACTCAATCCTAATGACAAGGCGTTTGGCGTACTGCCAGACACTGGTGCTGTTTCAGATGCACTTAGCAAGATTGTACCTGCTAAAAAGGCTACAGCAAAAAAGAAAAAGGCTGCTGATAAAAAGTAATTTATATTACATCAGATTGCCAGTCTAGAAATAGGCTGGCTTTTCTGTTTATTCATTTATAATTTTTAACCATTTATCTTTTAACAAATCAACAGAAAAATTATCAAATCCTATCTTGATGGCATTTTTTTTATGTTCATTTATGTTTTGATTATTAAAATAATTGTCAATAGATTTTGCCAACTTTTCTTGATTTGCTTCATAAATATCTACCATTGATTTAGTCTTAAACTCTCCAATTTTATTTGATTCTATTAACCATTCTTTAGGAAGTATTTGATTGTTGGGTGATATGTCGGTCATAAAAACTGGTAAGCCAGATATTAAAGCCTCGTTCATAGGTAAACAAAGACCAGCATAACGTCTAGGAAGAACCATAGCGTCATAGCCATTATATAGGTCTTCTCTGTTTCTAACGTTATCTTTGTTTATTTTTAAACGGCTATCCTTATTTATAAAGTCTAAAGGGGTTTGTGTTGCTACCACAAGTTCATAATTTGCACTAGAATGTTTAAGCATTTCTACTACAGTATTGGTTCCATTTCTATCTTTGGCTGCTTTTTTACCAGCAACATGAAGTATTCGTTTATGGGTTTTTGATAGGTTATTTTCTCTTACAGCATTAAATAATGATGTATCTGTTGGTGGTGGTAGGTGATACACCTTGCACTTTGATTCAAACTTTTCTTTAACAACATCTATATTCCAACTACTTGGTGATAATAATACATCTGGGAGCAACCATTCTGGATGAACTAAATTTCCAAATAGTTCATAGTTATACTGTAATATTGTTTTTATATTTCTCTTTCTTGCCATATTAATAAAATCTAAATGATAAAATGTTTCACAACTTATAACAACATCAATGCCATCTAAAAAAGAAAGAACCTCGTTTGTTCTAGGCATACCTTTTACTGTTTTTATTACGTTATATCCGTCATACCATTGCGGGTATTGTTTATTGTTATTAAAAGAATATGAATCAATAAGTAAAATCTTATCAGGATTTAACATTTTTACTAACTCTTTAGTCTGATTACCAAGACCAGTATTGTCACATCTTGCTATGATTCCTGGTCTCATTCTTTATATCCCCAAACATCATCATCGGAAGTGTACTTTCTTCCGCCTTTGCGACCATCTAAGTGATAAGAGCGTTTAATATTTCCTTCTGGATGATAAATCCAAAGTTTATGTGTTTCCCAATTTCCTTGATCAAACACGTCATATGGAGATATGTCATCTTGAATTGCTCCATGAAATGTATCTTCTATAAAAAATTTATCCCTACATTTTGGAAGTACAATATCTTTATAGTATTTTTTTCTACTTAGATGTGGTCGTTGACTCCATTGTGTAGTTTTCATAAAGCCATCTTCTAAGCCAAACATAAGATGTTCATGTTCTTTTGGTATATGTGCTTCAAAATGAAAACGAATGGTATTTGCTTTATTGTATTCAAACATATCTAAACATTTATCCCAGTCTATTGGTGTATCTGGAGTTAAAGGAGCATCACCTTCAACATAAAGTAATAGCGGTGTTTTAATTTCATTAATTGTTTGACGCATCATGTTGGTTTGATGGCTGTGTTCTTTAAATATAAATGGTAGTATGTTTTTATCTTTATGTAAACATTTCCACAAAATGCGATTTTTATATTCATCGTAATCTTTTTTACGGTCTTGCTGCTCTTCTCTAAGACCATCTATTTGCATGATAATTTCATTATCTGGAAAGTGAACACGAATATCACTAATAGTTTGTTCTATCATTGTTGTACTTGGATGATCTAGAATTACAGATGTAGCCATAACAATTGTTATATCTCTTTTATTCATTTACTTGCCTCATTAATTCAATAAATAAGTCTCTTTTATATTTAATCCACCAACAAACAATTTGATGCATTTCAGATGTATAGTTATTTAATAATTCAGGCAACAAATCAGGCAGGTATCGCCAATTTTCAAAAGTTTTTATTTTATGATTATCTTCAAATACAAAATTAAAAAAATCTGTATTTTGCATTTTTGGGTCTAACTTGTCTCCTATTGGCAAGCAAAGCATTTCAATTGCTTCATAAAATCTAAATGAATCAATAACCATCGCCCCGCTAGGGCAAGGAACAATCTTTGATAAAGACATTTTGTCATAGTATTGTTTTGGCTTTAGTCCTTCTCCAAACCCAGTAGTTGGGTTATAAAAAGAATTTGGTATGTCAGGCATAACAGTTGCAAGTTCTTGTCTTCTTTGATGGGTTATTTGTCCTGAAAAAAATACATCATACAGTTTATCTTGATACTGTGGTAAGTTTTTTGATAAATGTTGTGGAACACCCAATGCTAATTTATTATATTGTGAATGTTTTCTTTGCGGGTATTGAATCCAAATTTCAATATTGTCATGCTTTATCTTATCAACTTTAAATGTAGCACTTTCATCTCCAGTAATAAATAAAACTAC